TGATAAGTATGGCAGTAGCATTGATAAAACAAGGCGAGCTCCTGCGTGAACCCACCTGATATATTTAAATAAATTTTGGCGAGATAAATGGGAAGAGTTAAAACTAAGCGGGAAGATGTGGGATATTAAATTGAAAGGTTGTTACGAAGAGCGAAATAATTTTGGCCCGCAAAAATTAGAAGTTTAATTGAGACTGTCTGCGGGCAGTCTCTTCTTCTTTTACGAGACCGATTATGCGATAGATGGACTGGAGTGACATTTTGTGACGACGGCATAAGTCGGCATGATTGTGGCCATTAAACTCATCGTAGATTTTTCGATCGCGTGCGCTCAGCTCCATACGCAACCAGTATGGGAAGTAAATGATCTGGCCGCCCCATTGTTCGCACATTTGTTTTGCGACATCCTGGGCAATGCGTTCTGCATCTTCTTTTGGAATACCGTTTTTAACCAGCTCACAAGTATTGTAGGTAATTAAGCTGGCTAGGTATTCTGGAGCCTGTGATCTGGTCTTGTGGTTGGATTTGCTCATGCAGTCACCTTACTTTCAACTCGACGGAGCCATTTCTTTAAAGCCTCAATAACTTGGCTTGCCTGATGGGTGTTTAACCATTGCAGTGCATTTACGCCAGTTTGGCGCATTACATATGATGCAAGTGCATTCTCAGAACTATCACGCAGCGCACCGGATGCATGTAAATCAAGCCACAAGGCACGAATTTTCTTTGATTGATCATCTGTAGCCAGCGGGCGTGTTTTAGCCGCTTTTGGCGCGGCCTTCTTCCAGCCACGGCCTTTGAAGTGTTCTAGTATTTTATTGCGCTCACCATAGTCCAGATCACGACTGGATTGTGTACGCCCATTGCTGATCTGGCTGATGACTGCTCTATAGGTATCATCATCCAGGCCAAGCTCTTTCTTGGCGATGTGGATCATAGCCAACTGATCATTACGATGATTTTGTTTAGTCATTAAATAAGTCCAAATTAAAACTAACGTGCCCTGGAATATTGTTATAAGCACCTTTCCCGATACCTGATTGAATAGCCGTCCACTTATTGCTGACAGTATCTGGATGAATGCCAAGAGCAGCAGCTATTTCATTATTTGAGTGCTTGTTCAACTTCATGTTTAAAACAGTCAGTTGAGTCTCTGTTAATGGCCGCTGTTTCATAATTACTTCAACGCTAATGGACTCTGGCCACCAACACCACGGTTTAATTCAGCGTTTGCACCTTGGGCAGCACCGGCTGCAAAATCATCAAATGCACGGTTACTCATACGCGATGCATCATTCCGATCACGCGGTTTAGTCTCAGAAAGTTTCGGATGGTGCTTGCTCATGTAAGCTTCAATTGACGAAGTCTGCTGATCATTTAAAACCAGTGCTGTGATTTTTTCTGATGCTGTACGCACCCATCCCTCGCAGTAGATATCTGCGCGTTTGGTCTTGGTCGCTGTCTTGCAGCGCTTGAGATTTGATTTAATGAAACCTGCTCGCGCCTTCTTACATTGGCGATGAAGTACTTGAAAGGCATAGCAGGCTATCTCAGAAGAAACGCCACAACCAATGAAAATATATTCAGCACCAAAAAAGCTACGGAAAACCAGTCTGCAGCCACACGACTCAGCTACCACCTGAGATAACCATGCCTCCCAGTTTGATGGTTTTTTATTTGCAGATTTTGCAGAAAATGAGGAAACCTCAGCAGCTAAAACATCGTCATCATCAATGCTGAATCTTTCCATCAATGCCTGTGCCTGACGAAGTGCAGCAGCAGCTTCATGCTCGTTGGCAGACTTGGCCAATGCCAGGCACTTTTTGATTTTATCGATTGCTTCTTTTTTGTTCATGTTAGTCTCCAGTAAACCATCCACATCAGACCTCTTGTTAGCGGCCTGAAATTGAGGGTTTAACTCCGATTGGATTTAATACAGCCACTGATATCTGCATCGCTTATTAGTCCAGCAATAAAGGTTTCAACCTCCTGCATGCGCTCCTTTTGCTTATCGTTGCCTTTGTTAACATTGCGCCGCACCGTTGCATTCATAAACACCAGGTCATCTGGACGGCCTGCGTCCTGGAGTGCATTACCGTACTTAGCAAGAATTGCTTTAGCACGCACATGCAGTGCTGGTGTGTCACAAGTGGCATTTATTGCGTTTTTCATGACATCCTCCAGAAACCACCACAGTAGAGAATGTATGCTGTAAGGCCATACCTAGTGGCCACACCCAAAATTCCGCTGAAGATTTCTTTTGGTTTGTTGTAACGCTGAGTTGTATGCCACCAGCCGCCGATAGATAAAATAATCAACCACCAGATCATTAAGGTTTGGGCAGTCATCAAATCACCTCGGCAGTACGCAGTTCAAAGCTGCTGCAGACACTTACAGCTTTGGTAGAGAATTTATGTTTTTTGCAGTGGGCACCGTGGTTTTGATCAATGCCAGCGCAATCACCACACTTACCCTGGACACTCTGTGCTTTACGTTCAGCCGGAGTTAGCCAACCCGCTCTGTGCCGCTGTTGCTCAGTAAAGGTACCGCATGAATTTGCTTTCATATCAGGCCCCCGCTACATCTAATGTGATTGGCTCATACTTGTCTGAATCACCAATTCGCTTATACAAACGAACGTAACTCTTACTGCTGGTCACGGAAACACTGTCACCAATCGCTTGCATTGCTCTTTGCCATTTGGCATCACGGATGTCTAATCGGCGCAAAGACAAAACACGGCCAGTATTAATTTCACCGGCTTTGTCCACACGAAAAGCCTCATTAACCAGGACACGAATATTGTCATTAGCACCTGTGCTCCAGTCTTTAATGCACTCATCAATGAGTGACTTGGCAGCCTGCAGACGCTCATCAAAAGTGATGCTGTCACTGATTGCACGCACAATCTTGTATTGGCCATCAAATGTATGCAGTGTCACATTGCCTTTTTTACCGCCGACAACAGTGTCATATTGCTCCGCGCTAAGCTGGATAAATGCAGCAATATTGGCAAATGCATCTGCTTTAAATTTTCTGATGGCTGCGTTTAATTCTTCAGCCTGTTGAACCATTGCTAACACAAGATCATTGCGCTCCATATCAATAGGTTTAATTTTGCTGATAGGTATTAATGCACCTTTAGCATCTGGCATGTACCCTTCTGGAATTGCCTGACTCATGGTTTCTTCTCCTTATGCGTTAATGTGTAATTGGCCGATCAGATCAGCCATCGGTATGCGACCAAGTGTGCTGGCCAGCTGCAAACTGGTCAGCGCACGGTGTTTTAAAAATTCGATTGTTTCTTGCAGTTCCTCCTGTGTACTGGCCACAAAGTAGCCAGATGCAGGGTGGCCACAAATAGCCAGTCCATCCAGGCGGCACTCGGTTACAAACTGGCGGACTTTGCGCTCCTTTACGCCAACCTTAAAAGCCAGCGCCCGGGAAGATATCGCCCGCTCTTTACCGCAGTGCTGCAACATAGCCGCCATGAGGTCATGCTTATTCTTTTGCACTTCCATCGTTTGCTCCTTTAACTTTTGAACGCCAGTCTGTTGGCGGTGTTGATTTAGGTTTTTTCGCTGCTGGTGTTACAACAACAGAGGGTGCCGGTTTGTCTGCCTGGTGAAAGTCGCCATATTTGCGCCCTTGCTGGTTTTGTTTCTCTGCCTGGCCATTTGCCTTTTGCGCATAACCGGCGATGATCTCCAGCAGGTAGCCGTGGCTCTTCATTGGCAAAGTGAGTTTGTCGCGCTGCGCCAGTGTGGTTTCAATCGCCTGCTGCCAGTAGGTTTGTGGCGCGGGATACATCGTGCCATTGCGTGTGATCTGACCAGACTTGATCATGGGTACCAGCTCCTCGAGCAACTTAGCGAGTCTGCTCATGCTGAGTGCTTGCTTGGATGGCTTGAACAAGTTGACATAGCGAATGAGAAGACTGCCAATCTCGGTCAGTTCAAATGCCTTAACTACCGCCTGGCGTGAGGCCACATCGTTCATGGCCGCTTCAAGCGGAAATTCAGCCTGGCAAACTGGGCAGACAAGTTTCATGTATCAACCTATCAACTTATGCTTAGTGACTGTTGCACCAGGTAACTTGGTGATCGTTTTTTGAGTTTCAAAAAACTGTGATTGAGTAGCACCAGTTACTTTCACAAAATCAACTTCAGCCTTGGCTGAGTTGATAATTGTTTGACTTACTTCATTCATTACCTTGGCTCTCTCAATATCAATCGCCCCTGATTTCAACCTCTCCAAGATGTCAAATAAATTCTCGCGCAGAGTATCAATGTCACGCATCGCGATTCCTTTCCATTTTGTTAATCCGTTTCGTTATAGCGCCACGCAATTTGATTACGTGCTGAATGTTCTCCGGATAGTTATATAGACTGTTACGCTTCATGTTTTCTGCAAAGCTAATTAGCTGGAGATTGCCGATATCGACATTCTGCTTGTCACCATCAATGAGCATGACCATATGGCATGCGGGCACTGCACCATTCACCGCCTCCCAGTTCAAAACGTGGACATAACGCCATTTCTCATTGTTGGTGCCAACCATAGACACCTTGCGTTTTAAATAACCATCTTTGTCCAAAACTTCAGAACCAAGGCTATGTGTGTTTTTAGGAGCTTGCCCTTTCTGAAACCTAGTCTTAATACCGACAGTTAATCCTTTTTGAAAACGATGTTCAGCACCTGTAACTAGGCCTTTAACAAACCGATGCTCAGCCCCTTTGGTGGTGCCTTTAATCAAACGACCAGACTGACTACTCTCATTAAATTCCTGAGATTTATTAAGATTGAGCTTCCTGGCCATACCGTATACAGCGTGTAGTGATATGTTCAATTTTTCAGCGATTGTTTTAGTCAGCGTGTCTGGATAATCTTTTTTTAATACCTCGATCTCGGCTTCACTCCAGAGGTGTCGTGGCGCAAGGATGCCGCGTGACTGGGTCATTTTTGATCTCCCATCGCAATCACAAACTTCATGCTGGGCTGCGGCACTGGCTGACCATAGCTTTTGAGAGTGTGGCGCTCGGTAACCAACTTTAAGCGGCCAGACTCTTTAATAAGCTTGATGGTGCAGACTTCGTTAACTTCTTCAGGCAGACACTGCTTGATGGCAGCGCTGATGTTGCTGTCCAGGCTGGCTTTCATGATTGCGTCATCATGGCTACTCATTGCTGAAGAAAGTGCCAAATAACCACCGACAAGTGCTACACCAGATAAAAAGCTTTTCATGCTCATGCTGCTTTCTCCTTTTTTACTTTTTGAGCGCTCACAATCACGCAAACGCGATCAGCGGGGCCGACTTTTTTAATACTGGCCGTCGCTGCATCAGCCCAATTTTGTGCTAGCACTTCCATCTTGCAGGTGCGGGATGGCATGCCAGCGATGACAGAAGTGATGGATACATCAAAGCGGTGCATTTCAACATCAGGCATTTCAACTCTCCCTAAAGCTTAGCGATCAGGGCGGCGGTGATTTGCTGCTCGCCGATATCCGCTGCGAGGTTCATGGCTTTAGTGACCAGGTTATTCACACTTAAAGGATGCACATGACTGATCAGCTCACCTTTATCGTTTAGCGTAAGCCTGGCGCGAATGGCGTCATAAGCGTCTTCACTGAAAACACGCTCTGCATCCACGTTTTGACGTTCAAATTTAAATTTCAAATAGGCTGGAAGATGATTATCAAGTGGCTCTAAAGTTGCCTTCTCGCAGCGGCGGATAAACTCCCTGGCTTTGGGATGTCTTGTTTCATCCAACTTAACAGCCAGCTCAGGTTGCCCAATAAGGATGATGCTGATTAGCTTTTTATAACCATCCTGGATCTCATAAATCCGCTTGAGGATTTTCAGGATATGGATATCGAGATCTTGGGACTCTTCAATAATCAGCACATGGCGAACGCCTGCCTCATATGATTCCCGTAGGAGTTTTTCAACCAAGCGGCCCTTTCTTTCAAGGGTTTGTGGAATAACAACATACGGGTCCATGTCATTGATGATGGCCTCACAAAGCATGCCCGCAGAGAGTTTTTCTTTATCAAGCACACGGGGGAAAATTACCCTTATCGGCTCAGAATCTTTCGCAACGCGCTCCAGAAAATCAATGCGAATAGTTGATTTACCACTGCCTGATTCACCAATGACGGCAAGAATCCCACCATGTTTTGCATTCATCATCATGGACTGACTGACATAGGTAATATCAGGGGTGATGAATACGTCATCTTTAGATTTCATTTCCCCAATAAATGGGTTCATAAAAATGCCAAAGTGCTTTTTTGCTTGTTGAGATAGCATTTCGATTTCTCCGATCAAATTCACATGGTCTGTTTTTCTGAATTCCTGCCCTACGTGCACACCTGTCGGGTGGCCATTTCGCATAGGGTCGTCCTGATCAAACTCCCAAATATTTGCAAGCTCGGTCTTTTTCGCACCCTTACCAATCAAAAATTCTTCAGTCTGTTGCTTGATTGATTCCTGGGAAGTGTTCTTTGGCCACGTATTCCAGTTAAGTATTTGTGTGCCAGCAGCCAGAGACAGAGCCTTGCCATTGGTTTGCATAATGGCGTCGCACCAGGCCTTTTGCTTGATGCCATGCCGCATCAATACCTCTTTAATTTTTCGTGGCATATATGGGTTTCCATCCGTATTAATAAGCAAGCGCTGCGCAGACATTTTGTAATCCTCCTGGAATGGCAGACAGCACTCGCGATAACTGCTTGTTCAGCTCAATTTGAAACCCCAAAATGCAATCTGTGGATGCCCGGGAATTGGGAGCGGCCAGAAAGCCAGGCACCATGTAACGGCACTTGTCTTCGCTCATGTCTGCGATTGAATCAATCGTTCGTGCCAGCACATGGCCTGGTGCAGCTGCCAACTCGTAAAACCCTTGTGGCGTTTCAGTTGCCAGCAAGATCTGGCCGTATTTGTTACAAAATGCTTTTAAAACTTCTTCTGTCATGGCAGAATTCCCTTCGCTATGTAATAAAAAACACCCTTGGCGGGGTGACCTTTCGCTGGCTGAGTTAGCGCTCAGCTGGCGAAATTCATTTAAGTGAGGCTACTTTTGGCAGTTCAACCGGTTGCTTGAGAAGCTTCACTACTTCATCCAGTGTGTGTTCAAACACACCGTCTTTAAACACCTGGTTCACCAGGCTTAACTCATCATTCGTTACAGCACGGCCCAAGCGGTTACGCAACCGCATCTTCAAATCAATGCTGTCCATCGGTTTGATTTCAGGCATGGCCAGGCCTGGTACATTGAGCGCGGTACCTCTGCGTGGCAGGTAAGTTGGCAAAGTGATAGCATCCAGGTGTTTGAATGGGTCGATGCGGCCACCAAAGGCTGGGCGTTTCTCTTTCTTGGCTTGGGCGATGCCTTCATCTGTGGTTTCGCCAGTGATGATCTGGTCTAGCTGCTTGCTGGCAATTTGTGCCGGTGTGGCTGCATGGCTCTTGAATGACTCGCCAATGACTGGTGCCCCGATACGGAAACCAAACTGACCGGACTGAATTGGTTCGATCACATAAAAACGGTCGTGACCATCTTCGTTGACTACCACTTGCGCAGCCTCTGGACGCCATGCGTTTTGGCACACCATAATTTTCTGGCCAACATACAAACCAGGCACATGGCTAACATCGAAGTCTGCGCCCTTAAAGCTGATGATAAGTTCGTCGCTGACGACGCGTGGCTCAGGTGCGGTACGTGCCAATTCACGGCACAGTTCTAACGCTGGTGCAATGCGTAATTGATCCTGGGTGATCAGCATCCAGGCATTGAACCTGGTCTTACCATGACGGCTATGGGTTACACTGCCGTTGAACTTATGCATCCACCGCTTGGAGTAGCCGTTGAGCTGGTCAAGTGATTGCACATTGAGGTCTTTAAGCAAGCTTTCAAATTTGCACTCGACGATATCCTGGGCTTTTTCAACGCTGCCGGTTGCCCGTGCATTGCCTGGCATGTGCCAGTCGAGGCGAATACTCAAAGCACGGCATAAGGCTTTAAACATGCCACTGGTATTGGCGCAGCCTGCATCCACGTATATCATAAAAGGCACGCCATAAAACGATTGGTCATCACGCTTTTGTATGGCGTTGAGGAAAATCTGTGACAGATTGGCCCCACTCTCACCGCCAAACACATATTCAACGTAGATTGAGCCGCTGCAATGATCAGTCACAACATAGCGCCAGACACGGTCTTTTTCGATACGCTTATAATTGTCTGGCTTGTTCTTTTCAAACTCACGAGCCTCCATGACTGTCAGGCCGCCAACCGTAGGCAGGTAAAACAGAATGCAAAGCGAGGCATCTATCTCCCATACGTGGTTAGGGTGTTTGCTCGCCATTTGGATGGATGGTGCTGGAGCGTTGAGGATTTTTTCAGATAAGCCATAACTGGCAATAGCGCGGCGTATGGTTGACATACTCAAATCACGCAATTCGCCAGAGACTTTATCCAGGTAATGCGCTTTAATTTCACCATTGGCACGCAGTATGGTGACCGCATCTTCAACGTTCATGGTGCGTTTGCCATTTTGGCGAGTGCCGTTTTGAATATAGGCAGCAATCAGTTGTGCTTCTTTATAGGTCAGCGCAGTGTCTCCAGCATCAGCACGGCGTTTGCGTTGTGGCGCATCAGCAGCTGCTTTCAATTTTCGCAGCAAGGTTGCCCGAGATAAGCCAAGCTCTGTGCAGGCGGCACTGTATATTTGCTCTTTAGTGCCATGCGCAGCAGCGCGGGCTGCTTGGGCAATCTCGACTAATCTCTCGTTTAATACGGCTGACATAACAGTTGCTTTCTTATTGCAGTTGTTTCAGGTCTTCGGCAGTGATTTCTGTGTCTGCTATTGCAGCTGCATGTTCACTGGGTAATGGTTCTGTTAAGTCGATCATCAGCAACTGCTTATCTACAGCTGGAAACTGTTGCCGCACCATTGCGCAGCATTGTTCGATCTGTAATAACAAGCCGTGGACGTAGCTTGATTCGTCACCGCCATGCATTTGTGCATGCTCCAGGAGTGCGTAAACGCCTGGGATGAACTTGTTGGCGATGGCGTTTTCAGCTTCATAGCCGAAGGCCATCAGTTCGTGGCGAAGTTGTTGTGCCACTTCATCAGGAGGGAGGATTTGCGTGCGGGATTCTTGCTTTTGCAGTTGCGTGGCCATCTTGTCCATCGCTGCATTTTTTTCGGCAAGGATGCGAGCCCTGGCTTCTTCGTTGGCTTTAGCTTCGCGTAATGCCGCCTTCAGTTCCTTGGCGGTCATGGTATCGATATCATCCAGATGCAAGCCGAGTACCGTCTCGCCATTGGCTAACTGCTCAAGGTCTTCATCATCCATTGTGACTAGCTCAAGCAGCTTGGCCTGGCTATCAATTCTTTCCGTCAAAACGCCCAAGTTGGTCGTTTTGGAGAATTTGAGCGCTGCTTGCATAAACCGTTTGGCAGAGCTTTGTGAAAAGCCGAGAAGCTCTATGCGTGGGGTAAATTCACCATGAGGTGTCAATTCTTTAAGGATCAGCAAGCGTGTGCCAAGTTGTAGAACACACTCAGCTGTACGTCGCTGATACAACCGAATCTCATCTTCAATAACACCTACCGTTATCATTTGGCCCTGATAACCAAGTTGCTGTGCTATTGCGGCAGCATTGTTTGCGAGCTGCTGGTCAATCAATGCCATTTCATTTGAATCTTTCAGTGCCTGATTAAAGGCCTCATGATTGATTTGTTGCTCTGTATTAATTGCTTCTGGTTTTGGTTGACGTGCCATGTTGTTTTAACTCCTGATTAGTCTTGGCGGGTGAATCTGTTTTTTGTTTCTTCCAGGCGGCGGCTTGAAGCGTCGATACCGTTGAGTATTGAGATCGCCTTTTGGCCGATGCGGGGAGCAATTCGGATGTTGTCGTTATGCACCAGTTTTTCTACAACACCGGCTTGAATAAGGTTATAAATATCGCGGGTAACATTACCAGCGCTGGTATTCACTGCCTTGGCGATCTGGCTAGGACTCAAGCCATCAACTTCATGGCCGAACAAGACCATCATTGTTTTAAGAGCGCGCTGCTGAGCTACGTTTTCGTAAGGGTGAGTACGTTGGGTATTGGTTTTAGGCATATTTATTCCGCATCAAAATCAAGTTGTGGCTGTGAGGATCGCTCTACATTGGCTCGATGCCAGGCAGTCGTGGCCAAGTGCTCACTCAAGGCCGCAATTACAGCTTCAGGATTTTGGTGGTGCGTATAGAACTCAGTAAGTTCCGATAATGCGTGGGTAAAGCTTTTGTGAAGTTGTAGCATCTTTTCATCACCCAGCTTTTTTCCTTTGGGCATTTTTATCAGGATGCATTCATCGCTGTAAGCGAGGTATTGAGTAACGAAGTTGCAGCGGCAGGCGCGTTGGAAGCTGCGCACTCGATTAAATGGCATATCACCATTATCAATGTGCTGGTAAAGCCTGCCAGGCGTCAGCCCCATTTCATCCGCAATGCGATCTACGCTCTTGTTATGCTTGTCTTTGGCGTAGTCTTTGCACATCCGCAAAGCTTCAGTGAAGCTAGTGGGAACCTTGTTTTTATAATTCATGGCCATTTTTCTAATGCCCCTTATTCATGGTGTTAGAATCAAATAATTGTTTTCTATCTATGCAACACTGTTTTAATCATTCAAAATTCAGCCATTACATAAATGCGAGGTTCTTATGCAAAGCGTTGAATTTAATGAGCTGTCTGGCAGGGTTGAAGGCCTATGCAGAACACTCATGTTGCTAGCTGTAGAGGCTGAAGAATCCAAAGTTATCTCCCCCGGTTTTTCCGTAAGGCTGAAGCAGATAGCAGATGGCTTGAACTTTGATAGCCAAGACGTGCTGGTCGCAACACAGAGGACACTTTGCGAAATCTCCGACGGGATTGAGCATGCTCATAAACACCGCCAAGGATTGGTTGGCTAATGGGGAATCCGAATTTATTTAGATGGCTCATGCTGCAAGCCTCTCGGGTTCTACTGACTCTTTAAGGCCAAGTGCAACTGCAATGGTATGAGCGCGGCCAAACTTAGCCTTTGATTGGCCATTCAGGACACGGTAAACCTCGTGACGAGGGAAGCCATTGTCCTCGGCCCATTGGGTAAACGTGATTCCACGTTTGTGAAATTCTTTTTTTACGCGTTCTGCAGGGGTCATTTTCGGGCCTCGTGGTACATAAATAGTACAAATATAGTATTAACTTAGAACCATTATTTCACGTTTGTGAAATTAATGTCAAGGATATTTTCACGTATATGAAAAAACTGCATGAGAGACTAGAAGATGAGCGCAAGCGGCTGGGTCTGTCCAAGGGAAGCTGGGCTGCGGCGGGCGGTGTTGCTGGCAGTACTTATACTGGCTATGCTGATGGTGTGAGAGAGCCTCTAAGTTCATTCTTTGAGGGAATTTCAAAAATAGGCGCTGACGTTAACTACATCATTACTGGTTTTAGAGTAGGTGCATCAAGCTATGAAGTGCAAAATTCAAGTGCTCGAATTGATGCAAAACAAGAACAGTTGAGCTTACGAGAGCAGGCGTTGCTTGATGACTTTAGGTCATTAAGTGACAAAGAAAAAGACGCGGCTGAAACAATGCTTAATGCTGTGGCGAAACCTAAATTAAGAATGTAGAAATCATGGAGAGAGATATGTGGAAGGTTGCATGTTTATGTTTAATGCTTGTTGCATGCGGGATGGATAAAGATAATTTCTCAAAAAATGAGAATGGACCTGAAGCTGGGAAACTTGCGGAACCTGAACACAATTACGCCGTTTATATGGATGGTGAATATGGGTATCAGCCAGCAGTCAGTGAAAACCAAACTAACAATGGTCAGGTGGCAGCCACCTTATTTATGGTGAAGTACTTGGGTGAGAAGAATGGAAAATATCAATTATTTTCCAAGCAGAATGACCACGTTATGGCTGTGATGGAGTGCCAAAACCCATGTGAGTTTATTAAGTTAAATCATATTATTAATGGTATGGGGGTTGTCAAAACAGAAGTAATGGAGGCTGCACCTGATTCATTGGGCAGGATTGCTTTTGAAGATGCTATCGCTGGAAAGCTGGAGCCATTTGTAAAGGAAGAGAACGGAAAACGCTATTCTGTCTGGTTGGAGGATAAAAAAATGACCAGAACAATCATTCATTAATATTTTAAAACGCATTAAAAGACCCCTCACCCATGTCCGCCCACAATGGCGGACATGCAAACAAATCCCTCCGTAAACAAAAAAACAAAGCTGATCGACTTACTCAATGAGTCGGTAAGTGCTTCGTTGTATGTTGTTTTCTTAATCCTCTATGCCGAGTTGGTTGTACTCGGTGCGCTATTTTCAATCCCTGGTGAGACTGCTAGCGGGGTGATGTTGTGAGCGCAAACTACCCCAACAATTTAAAGACCTCACCGGCTGGCATTGCTTTTATCAAACGCCATGAGGCGTTACGGCTGTTGGTTTACCTGTGCATTGCTGGATTCAAAACAATCGGCTGGGGCCACCGGCTGCTCAAAAGCCAGCAGCACATCACCAAAATCACATTATCTCAAGCTGAAGAGTTTCTGGCCTTTGATCTCAACCTGATTGAGACCTACATCAACGGCACCGTGCGTGTGAAGCTGAACCAGAACCAGTTTGATGCATTGGTGAGCTTCTGCTTCAACCTTGGTGTTGGCGCGCTGGATCGGTCGACCTTATTGAAGCTGCTGCAAGCAGGAAACTTTGCCGAGGCAGTTAAACAATTCAAACGTTGGTGCTATTTCAAAAACCCTAAAACTGGCTTGAGTGAGAAATCTAGTGGTTTGTTAAACCGCAGGAATCAAGAAGCAGAGCTGTTTGCGAGGCCTGTATGACAGAAACTACCACACCTCCAAAGAAGTGGTACAAGTCCAGAGTGCTCTGGTTCAACGTCATCCTGGCTGGCTTCGGTGCATTAGAGGCCAGTGCTAATTTAATCCAGCCATATGTGCGTGGTGATATCTACGGCTGGGGATTGATGATCCTTACTGTTGGTAACGCAATGATGCGCATCATCGGTACGCGAGGTCTCGCATTATGAATATCGAAGCGCTCGGGGAGTTCACCTCCAAAGCAATCATCCCGCCCTGGTTTAAATGGGTGGCACTGGCCATTGCCCTGGTTGCGGTTGTCGTTGCTGTTTATGCCTATGGCGAAAAGCAGTATCAGCGCGGGTTATCTCTGGGCGAGAAGACCGCAACAACAAAATGGCAATCCAAAGACAACACCGAATTGATCGCCGCCAATAACGAAATCATCCGCCTGCAGAAGCAAGCCAATGAAGATGAAGCGTTACACCAGCAGCGAATAACCAAGATTGTTGACTATCTGCAGGAGCTAAATACCCATGAAAAAACCAAGTCTGATTCTGTTATCCGTGATCTTGCCTCTGGCAATGCAAAGCTGCAGTACCAACTCAAGCAAAGAGCAGCCAGTGCAACCTCCAGCCAAACCGATACATGTGGAACCGGCCAAGTTGAGCTCGGCCCCGCCAGCCGTGATGAAGAAACAACAGGCGAACTTCCGCCAGAGATTGGAGCAAATCTTTACGCTGAAGCGGACAGAGCCGACGAAATCGCCCGACAACTCACCAGCTGCCAAGAAGTAGTGATTGAAGACAGGCGTGTGTGTGGTGTTAAACAAGGTATTCAACAGGAGTAATCATGGCTGTAGTTATTAAACACAAAAAGCATTCAAACAAACCAGATGGCACTGATGAAAGTGTTGTGCGGCCAAGTGACTGGAATGAAGACCACGCAGTGCAGATGACAGGGCCTGCGTTGGTTGGTAAATCTGATACCGGCAATGGTGATGCAGTTGAGATCACAGTTGGCGATGGATTGAAACTTGATGGCGATGAACTCAAGATTGATCCGGACAAACAGTATGTCAGTAAAACAGAGGCGGACCAACTTTATGCTGCAGCCGATTCTTTGGAGGATTTGGGGAATGCTCATAACTCATTTGTAACCGCAACGAATCAAGCCCTTGCTGACCGCATCCTAGAAGCAGATGCTGATCAAAGGTATGCGACAAAAGCACAAGGCCTGAAAGCTGATTCTGCAGTTCAACCTGATGATCTTGCCGAGGCACTACAGGGAGTTGGCAGCTCGTTAGAGAACGCTCCTTTACGTCAAGTAGGAGGTAGAACTGGTATCAATAATTTCAAGAATACTATTCCTCAGCTTTCTGGTTGTAAGTTCTTACCAATTTATGAAGAGATTGGGCCAAGTAATCCATTACGTTTACGATTTTCCGCCATCTATGTGAATGGTAGCAATAACGCATCTCCAGACTGGAAAGAAACCGGAACAGGTGCTCCAACATCAATTAGGCTATCAATAGAGCATCCTCCTGGTGTTTTTACTCGTATCAAGTTTAACAACCAGGATACTGGTTCAATACCTGAGAAGAGTTGGATTTGGACGGACGATATCACCGTGCCAATCAAGCCAGGAAGCCTGCCTAAAGTCTGGTTCTTCATGCAAAACCCTAACGGATGTGTATATCACAATGCTACTTGTGTTTTGCCTGGTGAGGGGTTGCAGGCAACAGGAGGTGTTGATTTAACAGCAGCTGGCGGCGTCATTGCTCAGTCTGTTGGAAGTAGTTACGGCCCAGACCTTGCAGTTGCTAAAAGCTGGATGCGTGCTGGGTTGATATCTGGCGACTCAATTGCGGTCGGTGTGTCGTCCTATGCACCAACAGACCCTCGCGGCGTATGCGGAGTTTTCAGTAGACCCATTGCAACAAAAATGGCAAATGCAAATATTGCATGCGGAGGTGATCGTTCAGACCTGTTCCTTGAGGATAGTGCTTATCGTCAATCATTCTTACCATATTTCACCGATTTCTATTGCAATTACGGCTATAACAACCTCGTTGCAGGTTCTGGCGGCAAGTTGCAGCAAACAGCAAGCGAGGCTCTGGCAAGTCTTCAATCTATGGCTAATATGGCCCTCGCAGCTGGCCTTCGATACTGGCAAAGTCTTATTACACCTGTCCAGATCATTTCTACAAACGCATATACAACCCCTGACTCTCAAACGCCATCGAGTGCTACTTACAAAGCCCGCCGTATAACATTGAATCGATATTTGCGCAAAAATGCTATCAAAGGGATGAGTGGTTACGTAGACCCCACAACGCTGTATGAAACAGCGTATGAGTCTAACGTGGTGAAAGTCGAGCCAACAGGTAGAACGATTACCGATTACACAGTTACCCAAGGGTCGAATATCGTTGGGTCAGCAACTGCCAACTTTACAGAGAACGACAGTTATACCCGCCTTCAATTAATCGGATTTACCAACAGCGGCAATTTTGGCGGTTTCATGAAATTTTTAAGTGCCAACCAAATCACCGTCCACTCTTGGTCTCAAACCGGTGATGAGGTCGCCGCCAATTCAAATAAAACTGGCGGGGTGGTAGGCGGCACCGCTTATCTTGGGGCATACAGAAATAGCAGTGATGGTGTGCACCTCCTGAGAGACTTCGAGCGAGAGCTTGAGGCTAGTGCATATATGGCACATTGTGTTTAAAGATTTAAGGGGAAAGTGATGATTTGTATTAAGTCAAATGCACCAGAAAGAAAGCATTATCAAGTCGGTGACATTGAGATTTGGATTGGCGCGTTCGAGGAAGTAGATGATGTCTCTTTCCTTACTCAAGAGGCCTTTGATAGTTTGTATGATGGGGATCAGAACTTCAAAGATGACATTGATACCGGGCTGATTTCGCTTGTTTAAATATTATGTCTTGCTTTCAACCTGACACTTTCACCTTCAGTGCCTTTGACTTGGTACTGGAGATTGACCCAAAAAGTTTAATCTTCAGCCAGGCCGGCCTGTTTGGATCAACGGGCCAAAGCGAGGCTGTCATGAATGCTTTTCAGCAGGATGCATTCCAGTCGTATGTGTTTCAGACAATCCCTGATTTGCTGAAGCCGGACCCGGACTGGTTGATCCAGGCCAAGAAACGCAAGTGGACGGTATTTGCATGAAGACATTACCAAACAAGGCACCGGTAGAAAAACTGGTGCTGACTTTTGACTACACCAATGAGCTCGCGGGAGATGAGTTTTTAACTGGTGAAGTGAATGTGAATATCACTCTGCTGCGTGGGGTTGATGCCAACCCTTCAGCCATGCACAACGGAGAGCCACAAGTTGAAACCAAGCGTGTGTTGTTACCAATTAAGGGCGGTTTGAATAATTGCATCTACCAGGTAGAGGTGGTGGCAGTGACTAATAACCCACTGAAGGTGTTGTCGCTGGCAGCAGAGTTACCGATTGTAGATTGATATGACCAAAGCATTTGATCAGGCCCAGGAGCTTGAAGGGATAGAGCGTGAAAGCCTGATTGCGGCCCAGCGTAAAGAGTTGGTGCGGGTAACTTATTCGCACTGTGAAGATTGTGGTGAAGAGATCGCCAAAGAGCGGCAATTAATTGGTGGAGTAAAACGCTGTATTGAGTGCCAGGAAATTTACGAATTAAATAAAAAAAGAGGATTACGCTGATGGACGTCGAGGCACTCAAATTAGGGTTTCAAGTTTTGCAATTTTTGATCACCGGTGGTATCGGTTTTTATGTGTATATGACTAATAAAAACAAAGTCACAAATGACAGGATTGGTCAGCTGGAAAGCGAGATCGATAAAAAAATCGACAGTCATAGCGAACGCCTGGCGCGGGTTGAAGCTTTGACTGAGAAAGCACCTACTCATGAAGATCTGGCCAAGGTGTACGACAAGGTGAACCAAGTATCAGCTTGCGTGAACAGGCTGGAGGGCGAGTTTGCAGGTGTTAGCCGTGTGGTTAACTTGATTCATGAAACATTGATGGAGGAGCGCCGGAAATGAGTTTCGCAGAAAAGCTGCAGCAGGATCGCCGCTTGCTGATTTTACTGGCGCTGAAGAGTGCAGCCGGTTATCGCGCAGCCTCACGCCTGCTTATGACATTCCTGGAAAGCATGGGCCATGAGTCTACCCATGACCAGGTGCTGGGCGAATTGCAATGGCTCAAAGAACAAAATTTTATTGCGTTGTTTGAAAGTGATGGCGTGACTGTCGCTTCATTGCTTGAGCGTGGCCAGGACATTGTGGATGGCAAAGCCAAGCACCCGGGTGTTCGTCGTCCAGCTCCAGGGGAATTTTAATGGTGCAGCGCAGCAAGATATCGCAACTGCCAGAACCTGTGCGCGAGTGGCTGGATAAGGCCCTGGTAGCTGGCAACTTCAGTGATTATGTATTGTTATCTGAAGAGTTAAAGAAACGTGGCCATGATATCGGCAAAAGCTCAATCCATCGTGAAGGTCAGAAGCTGCAGAGGCGCTTGCAGGCAATTAAAGACAGCACTGCAGCTGCAAAAGCCATTGTCGATTCAGCACCCGATGACGGTGATGCGCGAAGTGAAGCAATACTTGGCCTGGTGCAGACTGAATTGTTTGAAGCCATGATTGGTCTTCAGGATGCAGCTGAAGCGATTGATCCTGTTATTCGATTAAAGCTTCTGGCGAATGTCGGCAAAGCAGTTTCTTCCACCTCCCGGGCATCTGTTCATCAAAAGAAATATTCCACTATCGTTCGTGAACGCATCCAGGCGGCAACTGATGAGTCTGAAACCATCGCCAAAAAAGCTGGCATGTCAGATGGCGACTGGGCGTTAATTCGCGCCAAGTTCTTAGGCATTAAGGTCGACAATGTCTGATGATGCACAGATATCAACAGAGCCGATCGAGATATCCAGAGGTGAACATAAAGACCTGCTGGATCTGGTAACTGAAAAACAGCAAGGCCGTGGTGAACTGGCTCGCGAGATCGATGTGCCAGGAATCCTTTTGCCTTATCAGGCTAAATGGCATCTGGATGATGCCGCTGTTAGGCTCGGCAAGAAAAGCCGCCGTATTGGTTTCTCCTGGGGATGCCTGGCCGCCGAGGGGGCTTTAGAAGCTGCACGTGAACATGGTGGTATGAACCAGTTTTACATGGGTTACAACCTTGGCATGGCTGCCGAGAATATAGGCGATGCCATCAAGTTCGCACAAATCTACGGCACGGTAGTCAGCGATATCTCCGTTCACAAAGAGCGCGAGACCATGAAAGCGTTTGACCCGGAGCTCGGAGTACTTGGTGAGCGTAAACAGGATGTCACTCGTTACAAAATCACTTTCAAGTCTGGCCATGTATATGAGGCATTGAGTTCAGCGCCTTGGAACTGGCGCGGTCGACAAGGGCATGCGCGTATCGATGAGGCCGCATTCCATCGCCAGTTGATGGAAGTGATCAAGGGCGCTTTGGCTTTCTTAATGTGGGGTGGCCGGGTGGATGTTGTCAGCTCAATGAACGGTGAGGAAAACGACTTTAATTCACTGGTCCGGGATATCGAAGCGGGCAAGTTGCCCTGGAGTTTGCATACGATTGATTTTGATAATGCGCTCCAGGACGGATTGTATAAACGCATCTGCCTGGTACGTGGGGTTGGCTGGACACCCGCGCTTGAATCTGCGTTCAGAGCAGACACATTTGCTTCTTACCCTGACCAGGCTGACGCCAACGAAGAGCTGCTATGTATTCCGAAAAAAGGCAGTGGTGTTTATCTGCCTCGCTTCTTGATTGAGTCGTGCCAGGACAATCGCATTCCTACGATTCGCCTGAAAAAAGATGCCGCTTATGTGATGAATCCAGATCGCATTCAAGAAACCGATGAATGGTGCCGGGAGAATCTGAAGCCAATTATCGATAATATGCGACCAGAAAAACCGTCATATTACGGACAAGATTTTGGCCGCACTGGTGACTTGTCAGATATTTGGTTTGGCCAAGAGGAAACCAAAAGCTCTCGTCGAGTTACAGCTGGCGTTGAGTTGCGCAATATTCCGTTTGATGTACAGGCCCGAATCCGTGATTACATCCTGGACAATCTCCCGCATTTTAGACACGCCAGTTTTGATGCCCGTGGCAATGGACAGCAGCATGCCGAATCTGCCATGCAGAAGTATGGCCAAGCGAGAGTCACTTGTGTCATGGCCACCGTTCAATTTTATGCAGAATGGTTTGCTAAATATAAGTCAGCCTATGAAGGCAAGTACATTGCTGTGCCTGGTGGGGAGGATGTCGTTACCGATCACCGTCGTGTGGTCTTGGTAAAGGGTATGCCTACGATGGACCCGGGCCGAGATAAGGGCAGTGATGGCGGATATCGACACGGTGACTCTGCTGTCGCTGGTTTGATGTTCTGGCATGCATCCAATCAGGAGGGTGAACCAGCTGCTGGAGTCACCATTGAGTCTGTCATTCAAATCGACCAGGTATTTACCCCCTCCCGAATGGTTGGGAGGCAGAGAACGCGAATTTTCAGAAGGCCGCATTAGGCGGTTTTTTATCATCTGGGGTGCCCAGATATAGCCAAAACACGTTTTACCCGCTTTATAAAGTTTTATAAAACGGTTTTTAGAGGGATTTAAGCATGAGTGAGACGGTAAAAAAGCGCTGGTATAAAAAGTTGGCAGAATCTGTCACCGAAATATTCAATTCTCCAGCGCCTGCTGCAGAGATAAAAATGACCTTGCGTGAAGCAGCTGGTGTGACCGTTGACGATGATGAGGCCGACTGGCGACCATTGTCTGGTGACAGCAAACGCGACCTGTCTCCTATCACTCAGAAACGCATGCGTGAAATGGCGTTTTATTTGTGGGAGTCCAATGTCCTTGCAAATAGGATGATTGAATTGCCGCTGGCTTTCATTCTGGCCGAGGGTGTCAAGCTGGTCCATAAGGACAAGGACGCGCAAAAGGTGCTGAAGAAATTCTGGAAGCATCCTATTAACAGCATGGATATCAAGTTGACCAAAAAGGTCCGCGAGTTGGGCTTGTATGGTGAACAGTGCTATCCGACATTTGTTAATACTGTTAATGGGGCGGTGAGACTTGGTTACCTGGACCCGGGATTAATCGCCGAAGTTGTGGTGGACCCTGACAATTCAGAACAGCCGATCGGGATTGTGACTACCAAAGATAGAAAAGGCGTTGCACGTCGCTATAAGGTGATTGTGAACGGTGCCGAAACTGAAATGTTTACTCAGCGCACCCAGGGGATTCGCGATAGCTTTACAGATGGTGAGTGCTTTTATTTCACCGTCAATGATGTAAGCAATGGCAAGCGTGGCCGTAGCGATTTGTTGGCCTCGGCAGACTGGCTGGATGGTTACGATGAATTTTTATTCAATGAGCTGGACCGTGTAAAAGAGCTGCGTTCATTCATTTGGGATGTCACTCTCAATGGAGCAACTGAAGAAGAAGTAAAGAAACGGGCAAAAGATATTGCGCCACCCGGGCCGAATAGTGTTCGTGTGCATAACGACAACGAGGTATGGAAAGCTGAAACCCCTGAGATAAATGCTGCGGATACAACCAATACTGGCCGCTTATTCCGTAACCATATCATGGGTGGCAATACGATCCCTGAACATTGGTTTGGGGGTGGTGGCGATGTAAACCGCGCCGTGGGTGCCGAAATGGGCGAGCCTACGTTCAAGATTTTCACCATGCGCCAGACCACTGTGCGCTACATGCTTGAAACAATGGGCCGCTACGTGTTGCGTCAAAAGAAACTGGCAGAGACTAAGTCTGAGCCAGAGCTGGATGATGAGTACCTGGACTTTGATGTGATATTCCCGGAAATGACCAGCAAGGATATCAGCAAGTATGCAGCGGCCATGCAGCAGGCTGTGATTGGTTGCGCGATGGCTATTGAGAAAGGATTAATGAGCGACTCGACCGCCATTAAAATAATCAGCACCATCGCTGGCCGTCTTGGCGTTGAGTTTGATGCTGAAGCCGAACTCAAAGCGGTGCAGCTGAAGCGTAGCCAGGCTAAAGATAATGAAACCTTTACCACGCCGGAGCTGGATGCCGCTGCATGACCTCTCCAGGTGACAAGAAAAAACGCTTTAATGGCGCTTTAAAAGAGCAGCTGCAGGAGCGCACCAGGATATTCACCAACACCCGGGATGAGGTCATGCGGCTGCTGAATATGGCCGCTGTTGATATCTCTGTGGTATTGGCTGGCCAGCCAACTGATTATCAGCGCTGGTACCTACCGGATTTGCAGTTCGAGATCTCGCGCATACTCCAGGAGTTTGGTGATAACTCTGCGCCTCTAGTCGGCAGCGCTGCCGGTAATGCCTGGCAGAATGGTCTGAATATCCTGGACAAGCCTTTATCAGCTGCTGGTGAGACTCGCTTTGTTAAGGCCCTGCCTTTGCTCAGCACAAATCAATTGATGGCCATGCGGGCGTTTATGACGCAGGAGATCAAAGGGCTGGGTACTGGCGCGGCCAATCTTATTAATACTCAGCTCGGCCTGGTTGTGATCGGAGCTCAATCCCCGGGTGATGCCGTCACCAGTGTGCGTCACATTCTAGACGAGCAATCTCGCTCCAAAGCAACCACCATTGTGCGCACGGAGTTGAACGCTGTTTTTTCAATTGCCGGTAATGAGCGCATGATGCAGGCGTACCATGCCGGTCTACCGATGGGCAAAACATGGTTGCGTAGTGGAAAAATACACCCACGCATTGGCCACAATATGGCACATGGTCAGACCGTGCCGGTAGACCAGCCATTCTCGGTACCATCTAGCACCGGTGGTGCACCGACTAAGATGATGTTTCCACATGATCCTAAAGCCCCGATAAAAGAAAAGATCAATTGCGGGTGTGCCTCGGTGCCTAGTGTAGACTTCACCAAACCAATCACACCCGGCGGATTTGTCTCGAGTATCCGCTCTACTGTTTAAGCCCGCTAAATGCGGGTTTTTTTACGTCAAATATTTTAATCCGTATTAATGTAAGCCGCCCGCAGCAATCCCTAACATAGCCCCTATTACCTCGATAAATAAATTAATCGTTCAATTAACAGGAGTTTGATATGTCTGGTGCAGAAGCCAAAGAATTTACCAAAGCAGACGCGGCAAAAGCGGTAAAACGCGCGGTGCCGGTTTTTGGTGAGGACAAAAAACAGAAACGTGATGGCAAAGGTGAGCTGGTTTTCAAGCCTGTTGCTGTCGAAGAAAAAGAAGTCCTGGACTTCATCAAAAAAGAAGATGGCACTGTCATCGTTGTGACCGTCGACGGCCAGAAGCTGACTGGCGAGGCTTAACAGCTCATGAAAAAAATCCCCAAACAAGGTTTGACTGGTGCAGTACTGCTGCGAGAAGCAGCTGTTACTGAATTCAAAGCCATCATTGACCTGGTGCGTGGTGCGCTCAATAACATGCTGTATCCGGCAGGCACCAATGACTGGGTTCATATCGAGGCTATCTATCCAGACCGCGTCGTCATTGAAAAAGACGGCAAAAACATCCAGTTCCCTTACACCATTGATGCTAACAATACTGTTGCTTTTGGTAATGGTGTCCAGGTGATTGAAGAATACGTGGCGCTCTCGGCAAAAGAAGCTGCAGATGTACAGCAAGGTATGTTTATTGAGGCTGCAGGCGAGGCGGATTCTGGCAAGTGGTTGATCAAAGTGATTCAGGCGGGCTTGAGTCTCAACGGCATTTTTTATCCAGATGCAGTACTGCGTGAGGCCGCGCATTTGTTCAATGGTGCGCGTGTGTTTGTGAAGGGCGATGTTGAACATACCAAAGGCTTAGGCAAAGACTTTCGGCAGCTTGAGGCAGGATTGTCAAACGCCCAGTTTATCGAGGGTGTAAAGCCTGATACCGGCGTCATTCAAGCAGTCATGAGTTTTATTGTGCCTGGTAACGATATTGCCATCAAAGTGCGTGAAGCATATGCGCGGGATATGGCAAGCCTGTTCGGCTTCAGTATTGATGCCGATGGCACAGCAAAAAACAAAACCAAAGGTGGCAAGAAATTTAAAGAAGCCACTTCTATCACCAAAGTCAGCAGTGTGGATTTGATTGTCGAGCCGGGTGCCGGTGGTCAGTTGATCCGCATGGTCGAATCAACTAACCCCAACAAGGAGACAGATATGTGGAAGCAGCGCATGCTCGAGGCTGTAATGAGAGTAAACCCTGGCAGATTTGCCGGAAAGAGTGTCGATGATATTGATGACACGGAATTAGAGTCTGCATTCCGTGAAGCATTCCCGAACGGCTCAGGCAATAACCAGGCTGGCAATACTGGCCTGACACAAGAGCAGGTAAATGAACAGATTCGAATGGTTGAATGCCGCGCCAATATGCGTACTGAGATTGCTACAAGCACCTTACCGCAGGTTGCAAAAGACAAGTTGCTGGCTGAATTTAGCAAGCGTGAGCGTTTTGTTGAAGCTGATGTGACCACAGCGATTACAGGCGAGCGTGAATACCTGGCTAAATTTGCCGAGGCTGGCAAAGTAAATCTGGATTTTGGTGCCAGTGCTCAGGTTGAAGACCGCAGTGTGAAGATTGCAGATATGCTGGCCGCATTTTTTGACCCTTCTCATAAAGATCATCGTAATGTTCACTCGTTCAAAGAGTGCTATATCGAGATTACTGGTGATAAGGATATTACAGGTCTCATGCGGAATGTTGATCGCACAAAATTGCGTGAATCAGCCGGTGTTAGTTTCCGCGAATCAATTGACACTTCAACATTCTCTGAAGTCTTGGGTGATTCAATTACTCGTCGCATGCAAGAAATGTATACCGGCATGACTGACCTGCAAGGGTGGCGCGGTGTTTGTACAGTCGGCAGAGCCAATGATTTTAGGATTCAGCACTCAACCCGTGTGGGTGGTTATGGGAATTTACAAGTTGTAGGTCAAGGTGACCCATATCCAGAACTGCAAACACCAGGCGATGATGAATCGACATGGTCAGTCGCAAAGCGTGGTGGCACCGAGCGCATTACGCTCGAGGCTGTAAAAAATGATGATGTGCGACTGATCACTAAAATCCCAGGTGAACTCGCTTTATCAGCCGCGAATACATTGTACGAGTTTACATTTGACTTTTTCCGCCTCAACCCGATTAGCTGGGATGGCGTTGCGCTATATCACGCCAGTCACGGCAACCTCTTTACCGCTGCGTTGAGTTCTGCTGAGTACAAGGCTCACCGCCTGGCAATGCAGAAGCAAGTTCGTTCTGGTAGCGGCAAGCGCCTGGGCAATACACCTGCGATGTTGCTGGTGCCTTTTGATCAGCAAGATACGGCTTATGACTTGTTTGTGCGTGGTAACAACAATGATAAGACCTTCATCCAGAGCCTGAACCCAGCCATTATCACTGTGAACTACTGGGCCGATGGCACTGACTGGGTGACCTTGGCTGATCCTAAACGCTTTGGTGTGCTGGAAATCGATTTTCTGGATGGCCGTGAAGAGCCTGATTTGTTTGTCCAGGATAGCCCGACTGTGGGCAGTATGTTCAGCAATGACCAGATCACTTACAAAATCCGTCATATCTACGGTGGCAACTGGTTGGTGGATGCGGAAAAAGGCACGACCAAGGCAGTGGTGGCAGGCTAATCAATACGATCCCCGGGCAACTGGGGAGGTACTTCGTTTTTACAGCGCATATTTTCAAAGGAGAAAACACTCATGCGTAAATTGAAACATTCCTTATTGGCCCTGGGCGTGCTGGCGTTATCAGCAATCGCCTGGGTGCCCGCTGCGGTCGCTGACACGCAAAACTATGGCTTGAGTATCCAGCAGCAGATTATCCCTTTTCATATTAGTGGCCAGTACACAGCAACCACAGCAGCTGTGGTTCGCTTCAAGCTGCCATACGCAGCGAAGCTGGTTGGTGTTTCCGCAACGGCCCGGGCGTCTGGTGGCACTACTCCCACGCTGACGGTTGATGTGAAGGAAGGCGGTACCACTGTGCTATCGGCACCGGTTGCAATTACTGCTGGCACCGTGAGTGAGGGCACGGTTAGCGATAGCTTGCTGGCGGATGAGTCGACTATTACTGCTGATCTGACCATTGGGGGGACGTCGCCCACATGGAATGACATCGTTTTATTGCTCACGGTAGTCCGGCGTTAACCATAGAAATCACAACTGTTTATTTATCAAATATCCCTCCCCCGGGAGGGATATTGAGTAAATCAAGAGAGAGACATGCCCATAATCGACTTTCAATCTATCGTTGAAGACCTGGTGCGCGATGACGCGAACCAGATAACCAACGTGCAGCGCGACACTGCCATTGTGAGTGCGATTGAGCGCTACAGCAAAGACAAGCCGCGCACCAAGGTAGAAGATATTGCCGCCCCGGGTGGCAGCTTGTTGCCTTTACCTGTTGGCTGGCAAGCTGACTTTTCCAGCCTGGCCACGATTGAATATCCGGTTGGCCAGGTGCCACCTAATCTGATTCCAAATAACTACTGGAATATGTATCAAAGCCCTGTCGGCCTGACCATACAGCTTTATGAGGCTTTGCAAAGCAATGTGCAATGTCGCCTAACATTTAGCATCAAGCATGTGCTGGATGATAACCAGGACACGATTCCACTGGGTGATCGGGAGCCTGTTTGCTGTTTGGCCGCTGCGAGCTTATGTGACCAACTGGCCGCGTTTTATTCTGGTTCTGGTGACAGTACGATCAAGGCCGATAGCGTCGAGCATCAAAGCGCCTCAAAAGAATACGCTGCGCGTGCAGCTGCTTTGCGCAAGCGTTATCTCAATGAACTCGGCATCGATGACAAGAAGAATGTAGCTGCTGCTGCAGTCGTGAGTTTTGACCGTGGTAACTCCCTGGGTGATCAGCGTTTGACGCATGGCCGCGACTACAAAGCACAACGGAGACGCCGCTAATGGAAACCGTTGTGACTCTGCCATATGAGCGCCTCGCTCAAGCATTCTTGATGGCCCCGGACTTCACCAGGCGCGAACTGAATGCATGGATGACGTATATCGGTTTTCACATGCAGCGTGAAGTCCAGGTGCGCACACCAAAACGTGATGGCACTTTGCAAAATAGTATTCAGCCGGTTGTGAAACCTGTTGGCCGCTTTGGTGTGGAAGCCATCGTTGGCACGCCGCTCAACTATGCGGTACCAGTGGAGGAAGACGTCAAGCCTCATGACATTGTTGCAAAGAACGGAAAGGCCTTGCATTTCATGATGCGCGGTATCCCAATCATGGTGAAGAAGGTGCGCCACCCTGGATCAAAAGGTGCCTTCATGTTTAAGAAAGCCTTTGAAGCCAATGCCGCACAAATCGAACAAGACTTTGTTGCATTTACAGATCACCTGTTTGCCAAGATTACTGCGGGGGTGAGATGACTTCTGCAGCCGAAATGCGCACGGCCATCATGGACACGCTCGCTTCGCTAGAGATTGGCCAGAAGCATGCTTATGAGCGATTCACCCAAAAAGGCAATGCGCTTAAAGAGTTGTACCAGGCAGATGATGGCCAGCTGAATGGCTGGAATCTGCGCAGGGCTAGTTTCCTGAAGACGGAAATTTCTACGCCATTGTTTCGCGTGCGGACTACCTGGAAGTTAACCGGTTATTACGCATTGAACGATGATGACAAAAGCGAGCTGGTGTTTGACGCTCAAATTGACCTGGTCGACAAAGCGCTTTCTCAGGATATGACTTTTGGTGTTGGTGACCGGTTTGATAACTACCAGCTGCAGATGGACCAAGAACCGGTGATGTTTGCTGGCGTGTTGTGTCACCAGGCTGTATTCACTTTTGATACTGCGCATGAGCAGATGGACTCGGAAAGCTCAGCACTCAATGACTTCATTACCTTTCATGCTCAATACGATATCCCGCCGCATGTGACTGCTGCGCAACATCAGAAATGGCTGAGGGAGCCGCCGGACCATTCGGCATCGATGCCAGAGTTAACCCAGACGATTAATTTACTAGGAAATCAATCATGACTACCGACACCGACAAACCAGTTGAAAAACCTGTCTTGCATCAACCGGCTGTACTGAAACCAAAAGAGGGAAAGCCGCCAGTTCGTAAAGAGGATGGTAAATATTTACCTGAAGGTGGTGACACCGTGATTTTCACAGCCTATTGGGCACGCCGTCTTGATGATGGTGACGTCGAGTTCGTGACAGGCAAAGCCAAGAAATAACCGGCTAATCAAAATTTTAAGGAGCTTTTTAAATGGCTGACAATTTAACCTTTATGACTATTCCAGTTGACTGGCGTGTTCCTGGTGCAAATATCGAGATCGACCCAAGCCGGGCCGTCCGTGGTTTGCTGCCACTCAACTCCCACAAGATGCTGGTGATCGGCCAACGTTTGAACACAGGCATTATTCCGGCAGGTCAATCTGTTCGTGTTTCCCGTGTAGAAGATGGCGTCAATTACTTTGGCCGTGGCTCTATGCTGGCTCAGCAAATCGACGCTGTACTGGCCGTTAACCCTTACACAGAATTTCATGCGATCGCACTGGATGATAATGCCGCGGGTACAGCTGCTGCTGGTACTTTCACCTTCACAGGTAGCCCGACAGAATCCGGGACCCTGAATGCGAAAATCGGTGGCCGTGATATTAAGGTCGGTATTACTGCATCGCAAACCGTGGCGCAGATTGCTACCAATACGGCTGCAGCCATCAATGCAGACTTGGATGGTGCGGTCACGGCTGCAGCTGCAGCCGGTGTGGTCACTGTTACCTCACGCCACAAGGGCTTAGAGGGTAACGACATTGATTTGCGACTCAACTACAACCAGGGTGAAGTGACGCCTAAAGGTTTGACTGTTGTCATCGCGGCAATGACAGGCGGTACCGCAAACCCTGATGTAACAGCCGCCATTACAGCGATGGGTTCATTGCCTGCTTACAGTATTTTGTCTGGCTGGACCGATGCGGCAAACGTTGCACTTCTGGAGGCAGAACTGACCGCTCGTTGGGGCGGCATGCAAATGCGCCAAGGACACGTATTTGGGTTTAAAGCAGGCTCATTCAGTACATTAACTGCTTATGGTAGTGCACGTAATAGCCCGCACTCTTCATTCCTTGGCCTGAACAAATCACCAACATTACCCTGGGTGATTTCTGCTCAATGGGGTGCAGCTATTGAGTTCAGTGGTGCGAATGATCCTGCATTGCCATTCAGAAGCATTTACCTGCCGGATGTTTTGGCACCTGATGAGAAGCTGCGCTTTATTACATCTGAGCGAAACTTGCTTTTGCATGATGGCATCAGCACTGTCACCTTTGACCAGGGCGGTAACTGCTACATCGAGCAGGTGATTACCACATACCAGACCAATTCATTTGGCATGGAGGATGTTGCACTCCTGAAGCTGAACTCCAAGTGGACAGCAGACTACATGGGATTTGCATTTAAGGCTGACATCCTGGCTACCTTCCCGAGACACAAACTGGCAGAAGATGATGTGCTGGACTTTGTTGATCCTGGTCAGGCAATCGCTACTCCTAAACGGATTCGCCAATGCCTGATTGGCACGGCGATCAAGTTGGCACGTGCTGGGTTATTGGAAGACTTGGACGGCTTTATCAGAGATGTGCGTGTTGTGATCTCAGATGTTGATAAAAACCGTGTCAATTGCATTTTGCCGCCGAACCTGGTCAACCAGTTCGATGTGTTTGCAGCTGCAGTTCAGTTCGTTTTATAAGGAGATAGATAATGCCAACAGTACATGGGCGTGCATACATCAACGTTGATGGCACACGTTACAACACACAAGCTGGCGCAACCCTGAAGCTATCCGGGGATGCACTCACCCCTGTGGTGGGTGATTCCGGGTTAGCCGGTTCGCAAGCTGAATACCAGGCGGGTGAAGTGACCTGCACTATTATTGCCACAGCGGATATCAGCACCGAAGCGCTCAAAGGACAAACAGATGTATCAATTACCTTTGAGAGCGATAACGGCAAGAGCTGGATCGCAAGCAATGCATTCCGTGGGCCATTACCGCAGTTAGCCAAAGAAGGCTATGCAATGACCTATTACGGTGACTTTAAAGAGGCATAATCATGGATAAACGCGATCCTTTAGCCCCTCATAAATTTGCCAAGCCAATCATCCTCGCGGAAGTTACTTACACGCACTTCAAACTTCGCGACCCAACCATTGATGACATGTTCACCGCCGAGCTGGAGGCGGCGCGCACTGGTGGAGGTACGCACACACCATTGCAATTCAATGGGCACATGATGGTTCTCCAGATGGATGAAGTCAGTAATGAAAAAGGTGACTCATTCAAAGGCCCGTTCACTATGAGCATGCTGAAGAAATGGGGCCCACGTAATTATGGCGCCATTCGTGAAGTGCAGCTGGAGATTGATAAGTTGGGGGAAGCCGACTCGAGCGAACAAAGCCAAGACTAGCTGGGGTTTTGTTAATCGCTCTAAAGACAGGCTGGTCCAGAGAATCCATCCTGTCTTTATCACTTCATGAGTTTAATTACTACCTTGAAAAAATCACTGAAATACTCACTGGACCTGAAAAATAAATGAATCGTGAAATGACATTAATGATGCGTCTGCAGGCTGATGCCAGCCGCATGATCAATGCTTTCATGTCCGGTGAGCGTGGCGTTAAGCGTTTGGTTAATACCGCCAAAAGCGAATTTACAGCCTTCAAAACCAGCATTAACTCTTTAGAAGGCCGCTTAGCTAGCCTGGGTGTCACCGTGGGTATCGTTGCGACCGACATCCAGTCAGCCAGAATGGACAAGAGTCTCACTCAAATTGGTCAGACTGCTGATATGTCCCGGGAGGAAATTGCCGGGCTACGCAGGGAGTTGTTTGAAATGTCTAAAGAGACTGGCCAGAACGTTGACGAGCTGAAAGATGGTTTCAATAATGCTGTACAGGCTGGTTTGAAACTCAATGAAGCCAAGAACGTTATCGATGCCACTAACAAGGCAATGGCTGTCACCGGGGCACAGGCGAATATTCTTACTGATAGTTTGACCGTCGCCGGTACAGCCTACAATTTCGACCTCACAAAACCAAAACTTGCCCTTGGTCTCCTGGACAAAATGACTGTGGCCGGGCGCTTAGGTAATGCCGAACTGGAGAATCTGTCCAGCATATTTTCACGTGTGGGCCCCAATGCCGCCAGTGCCGGTATGGGCTTTGAACAGACCCTTGGTTTTATTGAGGGGTTATCCAAGATCGAACGACAGCCAGAACGCCTGGCCACGTTGGCCGACTCTACCCTGCGCCTGTTTAACAACCTTGAGTATATGAAAAATGCTCAAAAGGCCACTGGCGTTAAGTTCTTTAATGCAGATGGCAGCCGCCGTGATGCTTTCAAAGTGGTTGAGGATATCAAAAAGAAATACGACACCCTCAATACTGAAAAAGAACAGGCGGTTTATATCCAGAAAGCATTTGGTAAAGCTGACCTGGATACTATTAAGGGCATGCGCGTGCTGTTGAACGGCGACATGCTGAAAACCATCAGGGAGTTTTCTGGCGAGATAGCGACAGCCGGTGGCACCATTGAACGAGATCTTCCTGCCGCAATCAGTAATGCGGTCGACCAATCTGGTCGGCTTAAATCAACATTGAGAGAGGCTGCAGACGGCTTTGCCCAGCCGATCAATGACAGCATTCAAAGAGCCATTAAATACACCCTGGACAGCAAAGAAAAAGGCGGTATGGGAATGGATGGCAACGATTTGCTGCTGGCCGGAGGCGGCGCTGCGCTTAGTGGCATTCTGCTGAAACGCTATGGCCCCAAAATGTTGCAGAAGCTTGGTGGCGGAATTGCTGGGCTTGGCGCGGGAGTTGCCACTGGCAAAGCCTTAGAGAATGCTGCTGGCGTCATGCCTGTGTATGTTGTGAATATGCCTGCTACTTTAGGGGGTGAATCCTCATTGCCTGGTATGCCTATAAAAGACCAGGCAGCACTACTAAAGAAAAAGCCTGACGCTCTGAAAAATAGCTGGATGACAGCGGCCATGATGAAGAATTTAGGGTTGGCGGTAGCGCCTTTTGCTGCAATGTATGGTGCTACTGAGTGGGCTGGCGACACCAGCAATGAT